AGCATTGACTTTGGCTTTAAAAGTTTCCCAATCATAGGGACGCCCAGCCCGAATTTCTTCAGGACAATTCTTTCCAGACCAGTGGTTATGCTGGGTAAGACTTTCATCCTCCTCAGAAGCTTTGGTAAATCCGCGCTGTCTGAGAATAAGTGCTGCCAGCCAAGCGGCATTGTCTGTGGCTTTCAGAAGGTTACCATCAGCATTGTCAGCAATTTCAATGGCCACTGTATTTTTGTTTCCACGAGAATTTCCGCAGTGATAGGCGACTTCATCCCACGGAATAGAAACCACAATTTCTTTTTCATCCACAGTGTTGTGCCAACTAGAAGTTGTCCCTCTGTTGGTTTCATAGTCTGGAGTGCTCTGTTGATACCGTGCATTGTTGTCTGCGCCTGCACCTTTGCTATGATTACCGACATTGTGAATAACAACGCCGCGGAAGTTATCAAGTTTATTGCCGGGTCTACGCCGGCCGATGGGAACAAACAGTTCCCTAATAGGTACCGAATTCATAAGTGTATACCTCCTTCTGGTATATATTTGCATTATATCATAATTTATATGATTTCACAATATTAAGTAGTGCGTTTCCACATATAGCAAACGATATATGGTTGAAGATTTGTATGCGCTGAACTTGCATTTGCTGCTGCATTTGCATTATTTGTTGCGGTTGTTGCATTATTTGTTGCGGTTGTACTGGTGCAACTAACCGCTCCCGAAGAACCCGACGTCGATGAATCTACTAAACCATACTGTGTACCACTCGATCCAATCTTTGCGTTTATGTTGTGCCCATGAGCATTCTGCGAGTGATTATGCGAATTCTGTGAGTGATTATGTGCAGGCAGACCTGACTCGGCTGCTGTCAAGGTTACTGTTTTTGCACCACCTGTTTTTTCAACAGTATCAAAATTTGCATCTGCTGTATTTATACCAACTGGTACTCTACCTGTTCCCCAAGCAACCCAAGTTGTTCCAGGAAAACGAGTAGAAGGGTTTGTAGGAGAAGTAGAAAGTAATAGGTCCCCAACAGGAGGAAGAACCATATTATATAATGCTATTAAGGCTGCCTGAACTTGACTTGCAGTAAGATCAGTTCCTGCATTGTTGAAAGTAACATTTTCTGCAGTGTGGGTGTGCTCTTCTGGTGGAAACACGGCTGGTTTATTTAATATCATTGTAACCCCAGATGTAGCTTCCCAATCTGAGTTACCTCCAGCAACACTTAAAGAAATATAATTTTCTTCATCCCAGTGATAAAGTTGAGAATTAAGACTATCAATATATAAAACTCCTGTTTCACCAATTTCCGGAAAGTCCAGAACTGAGGGATATTCTGCAATTTTTTCTTGAAATGCAGTAACTTCAGTACGTAAAAGTTCAATTGCATCTTCTGCATGATTTGCAAGTTGCACAATTGCATTCCATCGCATATTCCAATCTACAGCTCCGACAGTTGCGTCGGCCAATAATTCGCTGAATGGTGGGATGTTTATATGTTGGGTAGGATCTAAAGCCATAATGGTCACCTCGAATTCATAAGTCGGAATACCCAGGCGTTGCTGAGTAATTCATGAGCTGCAGTGTTATTTGCTTTTAACACAATGCGGCCAGCAAAACCTTTTCCAGAAACAGCATTCCGTACTTTGATATTGAACTTTCTACCAAAGTCTGTCGTATCAAGCGTCCAATATTCTGCCGGGAGATCTGGATTATCTGGCGCAAGAACATTTGGTAAAGCGTCATACACTGGTGCATCTGTTATAAATAATAAGTATCTCCCCGGTTCATCCGGGTCTTCTCGTAGTTCTCCCTGAAGGATCTCCGGGGCTTTGCGCACAATACCATCAATATAGAACGATAATGCGAATTTTAGGACAGTCGGATCTTCTACATAAATGATATACTGTATTTCACGGAAACGTTTTTTAATATCAGAGAAGATTTCCCGGTATCCTGTATCCAGCACTTGGTTATTGTTATACACTAAAGCCGTGTCATCATTTATGTCTTCACTGGATTGTCCAAATTGATACGATTTAATTTGATCAGCGTTCTCAGGATCAGCTGTTAAAATTTGTGGGCCTTGTGTAACATCTTTTATATATGGTAAAAACATACCCGGTGTTTCATAGGTGTAGATTTTCCATCCACGTGTCAAAGTGTTGTATATAAAATCAATGTTAAACCACTGCCCTGTTTGAAGTTTTAATGAAAACACCAAATGAATATCATCCAAAGTAGTATATGGTTGGAATTGAACAAGCTCATAAGAGTCAGAATAACTGCATACATCTCTTAAAGTTTCCTGGAAAAATTGATCAAGATTATCGAGGACCTCTTTAATAGGAAGATAGATTGGTGCAATTGTAAGAGAGCCGGCAATACTACTGCTAGGTACAATAAGATAGATGTAATTTCCTGATTTAAAAATTACAAATGATTTAATTGCGCAGATGAATAAGGCATTGATGTCTGTTATTTCCAATCCACCTTGTATAAGTTCTTGTGTCCACGTTAATCCATCAGCTTGCAAACGAACCAAGTATACACTGGTGAGTGTGAATACAAGCCAGCTTTGTTGATACTCCACAACTTTTTTAATGGCAGAATCAAACTGCAGCATATTATTAGGATAAGGAACATACGATGGATCATCGTAGTCACTGAGGAATAGCAGATCCTCTGCTCCATCAATTCCATAAAAGGCTAAACGATGGTTGTGGTACATTATATACTTAGCTGCCGTAAGATTATAATTTTCAAATTTGCTTGGTTGGGTAGTTGGACTAAAATTAAATCCTGCAGCAATCACTGTTTGTTCAGACGGAGTTGCTGTTTTAGTAGATGTTGCCCGGATAAATATTTCTTTGCCAGGATTGGTGAATGTACACATAAACCGGCCATTGGCATCTGCTGATACTTCGGCAATTTCAGTCCAAGTTGCGCTTACAATATCTTTCCATTCAAATTTAATTTTATAATCTGAAGGTGTGGCAGCACTATAGAAACACTCCAGCATGATCGTCTGGTTGACTTTAGGATTAAGCTCAATCTGTTGGCCATTTGCAGTATATGGTAATAACCCGGTTAAAGTCATTACCGAACCGGTAGTGCCATTACCAAAAGTGTATGGAGTGTCTGACAACATATTGTACCCCCACATTGCTGCTTCACTAGGATTTAGAACTTTAGGAATAACTAAATCTTCATCAAAATTCCAACGATCTACTGTGTCTGTGCCCCTTCCTCCATTTGAAAGCATTAAATAATTTTTTATAAGAGGCATTGGATCCATAAAACCCGGGTCTTGTATAATCTTAGAAATAAAATATGCAAATTTTCCATCAAAACCAAAACAACACGGTGACTGTTGCATCCAGTAATTGTTAGAAAAAGGGATATTATTAAGCTTAGCATACTCTGCAGGAGTAACTATATCTCCTGGTTGGTATGCTTCCCATTCTGTTGAAGAAGTGCCAGATTCTAATTGTACTTTTATTGTAACATTTGTAAGAGAACATTCTACTGGAACTGATAAAAAAACTTCACCGTGATCCCAACCCGGCTCTGTAGGAAGTTGCGGAATTTCAATATCAGCATTATATAAATTATCTGTGTGGTAACTCCCATATTGCCCCCAAGTTACTCGTGGATAATGACCAAAAGCATTAAACATAGTTCCTGTTAAAGTTACTCGAAGTATCCCTGGTACATTAGGTCGATTTACCCAATTTCCTAAATGAATAGATCTAAAAGAACCGTCTCCAGCACCATTTATGAATAATTCCTGTGTTTCTTTATTTGCAACCATTGTCCATGGGGGCGCAGCATCAGAGGGGATGGATAGAAAATTTTCATCTGCTTGAAGATAAGCATTTAAATAAAAATAATTCTTACCTTTGGGTGTAGTTTCTCGAATTTCTTCTTGAAGTAATACATTATCATAAAAAGGAGAAGTATGAAATAAATCACCAAGTTTAAAGCAAGGTGTTGTATTATCTGGGTCTCCTTTATATAAATAGTCGGGGGGCCCATCAACAGCTGGATTTCCAATAAGGTAAAGGTGTCCTGGGGCAAGTCGTGCAATCCCTGATGAAGATACCGTTACTAGGAGTGACGGCTCCAGGGTGTCTCCAAGACCGACTATAGAATTTGCTTTCCACTGCACAGTTGGAACGTATGTAAATAATGCTTGGGCGTGCCCTGTTTGAAGTACAAGATCTCCTCCAACTGGCACGGATTCAAGTAAAACTTTATTTTGAAATTTTAGACCACCGCGAGATCTGATTGAGGCGCCACCATCAACAAGATCATAATTGATTAATCGCCGGTTATACCCGGAAGCAAGCGGTTTGTTTGTATAAAACATACCACCGGCAAAGGCTAAATCAGTGGCGACTTCACGCGGACGTCGTTTTCTTTTAAAAGGTGTTCCTGTATTAATTGCCACTGTAGAACCCTCCTAAACCATTGTAGACCCAGAGCCCCCGTTCTAAACCTTCTTCGGGTTCATAGTAACCGGTTTCGGGTGCTTGGTAGGCTTCTGGAATCTGTGTGATGAAATCGCGCACCATGAGAAATGTATTTTTTCTGTACATTCCAGCATAGTCTTCGGCCGACATTTCACCTTCTTCATCAGTGGCATAAAATTTTGCAGCAGCGCCGTATACTACAACTGATCTGAAATATTTATCAGGAATCATGTTATACTGATACGTTGGGCCATTCTCTGCGTTGGATAGAAATTCTGACATAGTTGGAAAGACTGAATTTAACTCATGGTTAATATCGTCAAGAACTTCATCAATATATGGGAGTAAAGTTGTCTGAGAGAGTGCTTCCCCCGCCAACTTCTGATTTATCAAAGATACTAAGGTTGCGATTTGCATAGGATCACCTCATTAAAAAGGCGGGGCTGTATATAACAGTGCTCCCGCCTTCAATTTAATAGAGTCTGACTTAGAACAGTTTAAGTGTTCCAGGTGAACGGCCGTCAAAGTTGTCATGAATATTAGCCATAGCTTCTTTCTTCAGTTCGATCTCGTCAATAGCCAACCGGCGTCTGTGTAATTCCGTGGCAAAGGACTCAGGTATTTCATAAGTCCTGCCGTTTACCGGAACAGCAATGGTCAGTGCGTTGATAGAGATCATCGCCATTTTTCCCATATGAGCGCGATAGGCGGGTGCCAGCGACACCGGGACTTTGCGTTCTTTCAGAAATAGCTTATGAATCTGCCGTCGTTTCATTTCGGCCGCACGCATTTTTCTCCGCATATCGATTGTTTCAAGATCGTCTCTGCGAATTACTTGTACTTTGTCAGAGATAGGAGTTGTTTCAACGCCCTGACCTGCGGCCAGTTGTGCCATTATTACATCAAGTTTATCAGACGTTGAAGGTCCTTTTTGCTGATTGGTAGCCATTTAACCCTCCATTAGAGTAGCACCAGCGAGCTCGGCACGCACATATAGTCAATGATGGCTTCTGTACGTGAGGATCCAAAACCAACATCGTTGATCTTAAACCCAATGGACTGCCGCTGGTCAATAGGATCAAGTACGCCGCTGGAACCAAGAGGCTTGGTAAACATCTTTGCGGAGTCCTGACCAGAGATACCCGTACGCACGAGACAATCGGCGCCGAGCACCAAGATGTGCTGTACTTTGAATTCTGCCCAGTCAGTTGCAGTAGAACCTGCGTCCGGGGCATCTGCGACACGCACACTGTCGTTATAAGCATCCAGATCCCAATTATCCTGGCCAACCAGATAAGATGCGTCCTCGTTTGTACGAGAATCTTTTACATAACCGGAGACCAGAGAGTAGATCAGATTACCTGCGCCGTCATCTGTGGTAGTGTCAATAGTACGATATTCGTAGGTGACTGCCCCGGTCGCATCCACAGTAACTGCACGATACAGTCTCAGGGATTTGGTGGGTACGTCATTCACCAATTTGGTGAACTGCCCGGATTCCGGAACAACCAGAGTTTCGCTGAAACTCATTTTGAACATCGGAGGAATCTCCGAATTGGAGTACACGGTGGACGTAGTGTTGTTGATGGTCATATACTTCTCGACGGTGGCGTCCGTCACCATGTCAAAGAAGAATTCGGGAGAACCGATAACTTCATAGAAGTTACCCATACGCGGTTTAACCATCTGACGCTGAAGGTGCAGAATGATCATGCGCAGGTCGGCAAGTGCGGGGCCCGAAGTAACCGTGAGGTTTTCAAACCCAACTGCCAGATCGGAGTAATAGGGATTTGCCAACGCCATGAGCGTTTCCCGAGCAAGCATGTCCAGAGTTTCGACGGCGACGATGGAATATTCTTTGGAATACAGGGCCAGCACGGGGTCGATCATTTTGAAGTTGACCTTATCGGAAAACTCCATATAACGACCGTACTGCGCGGTGCTGATCTCATATTTCTCAATGGTGCCCTTATCCGACAGAGGCGGGATGCCTTCCTGCAAGGGTGTGGTGTGTGCCTTCAACGGAGACCAACGCCGCAAAACAAGTTTGTCAGCCTTGTCACCGATGGGGTTCGTGGTAGCCAGCCTGTAGTAAACATACTGGTCAGCACCTTCGCGGATCGTATCCAGCAACTGCCTGGAATAGAACAGTTCCGGAGCGACCATGCCAGCGCCATAGGTATTTACGAAATTGACGACTGCATTAATATCAGTCACGGGACTCAGAGCATTCAATGTAACGTCCATTAGATGTCACAACCTTTCTATTTCGACGGCATCGGGAATCCTTTCAGGATACTATCGAGGCCGTCCATTGTAGTAATAGGGGTGCCTGACGGCGGTGGAGCTGCTCCGGGTGCACCATTCATCTGATTGGGTGCGGTGCTATGGTTCGCTTTGTCTTGCAGTTCTTTCATTTTTTTCTCTGCCTCTTTTTGTATGATCGTGTCCATGTTCAGGCTTTGGTAGGCAAGCAATAGATCCACATCCTGTTCATAAGGATTGATTCCTTTGCTTGCCAGCTGGTCAATGAATCCATTGAATTCCTGCTGGTTGAGACCATACTTCGCAATTACAGCATTAAAGCCATTTTGAGCACTTGCCTGGAGAGCTTTTGCGTTTGCACGCATAGTTTCCATTTTTGCTTCATAGACTTGCTGCGCGACTGCCGGATCCATATTCTGCGTCTGCTGTTTGGCTTGCTGAAGAATAATTGCTTGACTAACTGCAGCCTGTAGTGCATCGGGATCTTTGGGATCCAACTTAGACAGATCAACGCCCAGTAAAGGGGCAACCTGCTGAAGCGTCTGCCTTAGCGCTGAATTGTGTATTCGCATCTGTGCAAAAGCAGCGTCAGGCGGTGGTGCGTTTGGAGCTTGTGCCGGCTGCGTGTTTGGATCGGTCTGCTGCTGCGCATTGTTCGGTTGCTGCTGCGCATTGGGATCCTGGTTCGCTGCAGGCGGGGGAGTCTGCGTATTCGGTGCCGGCTGATTGACATTGCCAGCGTTAAACGAATTTAAAAAGTTCTGTCCGGGGTCCGTCTGTGCCGGTGCTGCAGGCGCCGGATTATTCTGTGCGGGTGCCGGATTCTGTGGGTTTGTAAAGTCTGCCATAATATTCCCTTTCCACGTGATCAAGTGGCGAACTTGATCAGAGAGTCTCGTGTTTCCACGGTAATTGGATTATACCATAAATAGGTATAAAAATCAAGTAGGTACTACATCTTGTATTATATCTGTGGTGACTGCCCCACTGAAGGGCCTTCCGGGGTGAAATTATCTGCCGGCTGTACCTGTTCCGGCTGCACTCCGTTCCGCATTTGTTGTTTTAAAGCCGCGGTCTGCATCATGGCCTGCTCGGGATCCATCCCGGTCTGAAGCAGATTGGTGTAAGCGGTAAGTGTTTCAGCAACATCAGCAAGTGCATCAGCTTGGCGCTGTACACCCATGCGGTCAAGCATATACTCAGCCATCGGCCCAAGGTCAATAAACATGAGCAGTTCTTCAGGTGTAATAAAGTCAACGGCTTGTCCAGCCTGCTTATACTGAAGTTGTTTCTCCATAAGTTGCAAAGCAATGGCTTCAACACGCTGTTTGCTGTGAGGCAACTCAGAACTGATGTCAATCTCATAGTTGAGCAGAGTTTCGGGATCCAGTTTCTCCAGTTCAACATTGACAGTCTTCCATTTTTTTGTACGTTTGTCCTGGTAGTATAGAGACCTCTTTTTCTCATGGGTAAGATAGTTGTACAGTATCAGCTTCGTGAGCTGCTTTGCATACATTTCATAAAGCTGAATTTTTGGTGTATCAATCAACGTCACCCTGGAGAGCATATTTTCTACACCACCGGTGGTTGTTATGGATCCAGTATTCCGGCCCATATAACGATCATCCACACCGGTAACTCCTTGCATTGCCCGTACCAGTCTTTCCTGGAGTTGCGGGACAATATTGGATGGTGTGGGGAACTGATGGTAATGTACTGCTTTGGATGCGTCACCATTTACAATATAAGTACGCTCAGCTTCATCACCATGTTTAATAAAGGTTGCCAAATTGATTCCAGAATTTGCGTTCACAAATTTGGGGGGTCGCTGATTTTTATATTCTGCAGTGAACAAAATGGAGTCCATAATATTGTTCACTACCGTATTTGAAAAGATCTTTGCACACTCAGATACGCCAATGAGATCTTCAGCCGGAGCATTACAGTATGAGATTGCAAAAGGATACATGCTCGGCTTGATGTCAAGCTTTGCTGCGAGGATAAATGTCAAATCAATAACATGGATCTCATGGATCATATCTTCGTCGCGTACAAAGAAGGTATGTATAACGTGATAGTCTTTGGCATTTGTAACAGGGGCCTGACCAAGTTGCTGCAGACCAAGAGACATCACGATGTTGTCCTGAAAATTGGACGTGTCTTTTTTATATTCCTCATACCGCGCTTTATACATTTTGCTGGAAAGTATAAGCGTTTCATGAAATACATCATATGGGAAACAATAGGACGCGGTATCGAGACTTGTTGCAAAAGGGTCACGCCTAAATTTCATAGGGTTGATATTCTTCAGACTAAGTTGTCCGGAGTAACCATTTATCCCGGAGCCTCCCAGAATATTATTATCCCACCCAACCTGGGTGATACCAATATTCATCAGAGCGCAACGTTCTCCTGCGAGAAACTGATAATATCCAACATTGTTGCGCTGCCATTCCAAACTGAGGAATGTGTTGATGTTGGCAATCAAGTCTTTATCTGTTTCCGAGGTTGGCATAATGGTGGCGCCTTTGGGTACACAATAGATAGACGCCAAAAGCCCAAGCTTCGTTTGGGCAACGTGATTGGTGTCGGGGAGCAATTGATAGTCAGGCATGGTTACATTTAATGCCTGCCATAAACGTCCTTTATCAACAGCATCGAGCATCTGCATCCGGATTAATTCCGGGCCATAATAGATGTTGGTGTCGTCCCACATCTGTTTGAATTTATCTTTTGAAAAGCCGCGTTCTTCAAGATAAGATATAACCTTGTTAAGATCCTCGGCCGGAGGCAATTCTCTTGTAGACTTTGCCATAATTATTCATCGTCCTTTCCCGTTTGATCTTCTTTCGCCCCGGGCATATACATAAACCTCTGAATACTTTTAGCGAGGTCACGCAAAACCTTTCCGTTCTCCTCCATGTACTTATCTATTTCCTGTTGTTCTTTTTCAGTCAACGGAGGCGGGGGAGCAGGTGTCGGTGGTGTGTAAAGTTCATCAGATTCTTCTTTTTCTTTTTTAGAGTTCATATTTCGCACATTTACATTGATGACGACCCCATGCTTATAAGCAGAAATGAGAACCACCAAGATAAAAATTATAAGCGCTAAAGCTGCTGTTTCTAGTATGTCCATTCTGACCACCTCATTAAAATTTTGAATAGTCAAGGCCACCAAAAATTCCTCTTGAATGATGGTCACTTTCATCATCAAAGATATGCTGCACATACGCTTTATGATCAGCAACTCTTTCTTTCTCAAGGTCTTCCGGGTCCTTGTCGAGTTTGTCTCCACTAGAATTATACGCACCGTAAACAATTTTTGCCGGATCAGCGGGGAGGCGCATACAAATCCATTCGAGAGCATTTATACCGTGGTTGTTTTTATCAACCGGTTCATCAACATTTCGATGTTGCTTTTCAAGAGATCTTTCTTTAAATTTATATTCTTCGAGCTCAGCCCGCAACTCGATGCAGTCCTTGAAGATTTTAAGCCGACCAAGCTCGAAGTATGTGTTCGTTCTGAATATCCTGGCGTCAATTGGAACGGCACCAGGTTCAAACATAATTCCATAGTCCATGAATAGATCTATCAGAGATTTCTTCTCATAGTCACGCCGAGGCCCGGTCTTCGGGTCAATGATTGGTGCGCAGTACATCCCACCTACTGGTATCTCACTGGTTTCAGTTTTATATAATTTAGCCAAACCCTCAACGTTCGTTTCATTTACACGCGCTTCCTTATATATAATAAGCCGGCCGTTGATCTGATCGATGGCGCCAAAAAGAAAGACGCTGGGATCTGAGAGGCCATAGTCGAATGCAATGATTCGTTTCCAGCTCCTGGGGATCTCAAATCTGTCAATAAAATGCCGGGACGCCCCCGGGTAAACCAAACCTTCGGAGTACGCAAATGATCCGTGGAGCATCTTGTTGATCCACCACGCTGGTTTACCACGGGACACGTTGGGATAAAAATCGGCTGGGAGGAACGAATTAACATCGGTGGCGGCGATGTGTGCTGAAATAGCGGGGTCAAGTTTATCCTCGTCACGCGGGAGATCATTATCAATCACCGACCCATAGAAATGAAGGGTCTTTGCACGCAACGCGATTTCAGTCCGAACCCACCCGGCGTCTGGGTTGGACTCTATTATACCTTTTCGCCAGTCTGCTTTATAAACAGGGACCACGGTCTTACCATCGGCGGCGAGCTCATAGACAGGATTACCTTCTTTGTCTCGCTCTTGGACCGCGGCCTTCATATTACGCAAGCGGGTCTGCAGCTGAGTATATGTCTCAAATTTAACTTCAGACCCTTCCAAGATGACAAACATAGTTGCATTATATGAACGAAGCTTTCCCGGGTCATCGTAAGGCCGGAAAATAATACGGCACCCGTTGAGTAAATCAATGGATGCTTTTTGTAATGAATAAGACTTCACGAATTTAGCCGGTAGATCAGCTTCCAGTTCTTTTTTAAGAGTTTGTTCAAACTGAGAGGCAACGTTGGCACCGATAACAATTAAGCCGCCGGGCGTTATTAAGCCATGCTTTATAACTTCTGCGCGGGTAGTGTACGTTTTACCGGTGCCGAAGCCTCCGAAATTCCCTGTCACTCTGGCGCTGTCTCGGTGCACTGCGAATTGATGCGCCATGGGTATATATGTCCAAACAAATGTATTACAGGATGGGCATTCCATAAAAAACTCAGATGGTGTGCCAGCGTGAGATATGGCAGGTTCGAGCGCCCGTCCACATTTCGGGCATTTTTCGAAGCTATGAGTAATCATGGTTAACCCTCCTTTCTACATCTGGTGGCTTTACACGTGTACTATACCACATATATGTAAAAAAGTAAATACACACATATACAAATAACCCCGGGAGAAACCACTCAAACCCGGGGTTATCTGCTCTTTGAAAGGAGATCTTACAAATGACCTATACTATGAGGTAAACTTAATGAATAATTCTTACTTGCCTTCAGTATACCACGGTCAGGGAGTAGGGTCAAGTTTTTTTGTTTCTGTCTGTTTCAAAAGCACGTCTCGCTTCAACCTTTTTGCCGAAGGCTTCTCTGGCTTTCATGATGCGATTTGCTGCTTCAGCTTTAGCCATGTCCGGAGCATGTTCATATGCGTCGTCGATAATCTGATCTTCAGCTCTGCGAATCGCGTCTTCGGTCAGATCCGGCCGCATCATGATCTCCGGAGCGAATAATCGCAACGTCCCAGAAAAACTTTGGTTCAAAAGGTCAAATAACAGCATTTTATAATCTTTGCGCTGCCGTTTGGGCGTTGTGCCGAGGATCTGGTTGTAGCTTTTCAGTAAAATCGTTGTCAATGCGCTTGTGAGCGCCGCAATTTCCACTTTACCTTCGGTGTGCATGGTGAGTTGGCCATCACTCGCCTTAACCACAATTTTAAAAGACTCATCACTTTTTTGAATTGTGGTGTCTTCAAATTTTTTCTGACTCATTTTGCTTTCCCTGCCTATACATTTACTGCTGATGTGGGACTTTGCGTTGGCTGACGGCCGACCTGTTCTTTGGCTGCCTTCAATCTTACACTGAGCTCGATCATTTTTATGTTATGTTCGTCCCGGGCAGCTTTGGTTGAGATAAGCGTTTGCAATGCGTTGGTCATGCTGGCAAACATCTGGGCTTGTGACACAGTATTTACCGTCGCGTCTTCCAGTATTTTTTCAACTTTTGAAATGATTTTATCCATTTTTAAAATGAACCTCCTGTTTTTAAGTATACCCCCCGGGTGGCTGGTTGTAAATATATTTTGTTAAAATATTTTTTATTTTATTAGAGAAAGAAAAAAGAAAAATATATATGTATATATACATATATAGATATATATATGAATTTTAAAACCCACCCCCTATCATTTATACGACACTTCTCATTCTGAGAATAGGGTATACTCTATGATCTCAACTATAAAAAACAAAGGAGAAAAGAAAATGAACAAAGGTACAAAAGTAGAAGTAAGCAAGGGTGCAAAGGCTCAAGAGAAAGAGGTAAACCAAATGAAAGAACTGAAGAACATGACTAAGGCTGAACTACTCAAGGTTATCGAGGACATGCAACAGAAGCAGCAGGATAACTGGATCTCAGTAGGTGCTGTATTCCAGAACACCCGTAATGGTAAGACTACACAATCTGTTGTCTTTGATCAACTACCACAGCTGGGCATATACTATAATGTATTCCCAAACAAGAAATGGACTGCAGGATGTAAACTACCAAAAGCTCGTATCTGCATCCATAAGGATCAGTTGGATAAGCAATTAAAGAAACTTGCTTCAAAGAGTCCAACAAAAGAAGCTGCTGCTACTGAAGGTAGCAAAGAAACTATAAAGGGTGACTTATAATCACCCTTTTCTACATTGAAAGGAGAATTACAATGTGCACAAAAGAATTGGTTAAACTTGCAAGAAAGTGTGGTATGAACCCAAGTAATATCATTGAAGATGATAATCGTATCATAATCATTGATATACAGCAATACACCCGAATTGTGTATGCACCTGGAGAAGACTTTGCCACTGTTAGTTGGGGATCTCACTTTAGTTGTACAAAAACTATAAAATTGGAGGATTTAAAATAATGAAAGATAATTATTTAGCGTTGGTGGAGTATTTTATGGAAGAACTCGGTTATGATGAAGACTTAGCTTGCAGACTTGCTGATTATGAGCTGTGTCCTGAAACTTATTGTGCTGATGACTATGATTGTTAGGCATCCTACGACATGAATCTCATATTAAGGGTTGGTTGGCTTAGGTTGGGTTGACTAAATAGTTATATTTACGTCGATTCATCTTCGTCAGCCAGCCCTATATATGTTACAGATTTATTACATTTACGTAATAAGTCCGTAATTTATATATATGGTAATATATAGTATATTATATATATATTATATATAAAAATATATAAAAAAGATTTAAAAAAAATGAAAAAAAAAATTTATTAAAAAATGAATACAAACGTGTATTCACTTTAACCTATATTTACCAAATAAATTAACATATTCTGTAACTGAATACAAAAGTGTATTCACTTTTATCATTTTTAAAATTTTCATTTTTAAGGGGGTCTAAACCACGTGTATTGTAACAATTGTAACAAATACACTTATACTCATCACATCTCCCATTGTACCATCTCGTGCAAAGCAGAGCGCTTCGCGCTGCTTCGAAGACAAGCACCTTGCACTTCGATGTTCCATATCCGATGTGTGATAAGCACAAATATCTACGAAAGGAGGATTAAATAATGAAATCTCTAAAGTACACTATCACTATAATCTTAAATGATGAGCAATTACCTAAAGCAGGCTCTGTTGACTTCAACTTCATCAGAGCTATCAAAAACCAACTCACCAGTGAACTCTACAATGAACGTATTACCGACTACAGACTACGACCTTATTAAGAAAAACTAAAGAAAAATTTAATTAAAAGATGAATAAAGGAGTGTTACAAATGAAA